AACGCGCTGTTGCGTGTTTTATGTGGAGCGTTAACCCGTGTTGTTTCGCAAGCGGTCAGGACAAGTGCGAGCATGACGCTAGCCAAGTAGTAGCGCGGCTTCATCGGCTGTAATTCCTAGCCGGTCAAGTACGGCTTGTTTTTGTTTTGCGCGTTCGGTTTCGGCTTTTGCGCGTGCTTTGTGTTCAGCTTGGTCTAGTGCACGCTGTTCATCGCTGTAGCCGCCGTCGTAAATTTCTATGTTCATTGGTTGTACCCGTACACCGTTACGATGCCACTAAAGTTTCCTGATGATGGGAAAAGTTGTATTCCGTCAAATGATGTTGTTGCACCAAAATAACCTGTTACAGATTGCCAATATGCACCAGATATGGTGCTGTGTGAAATGTTGTTAAACGAAGTGTTTTTGCTTGATTGCGGATGAAATATATCCATTGACAAGTTGTCACCTTCCGCTGTAGAAATGTTGTTGCTTAAAATCCACAAAGACTGTGCAGTTTCACGCAAACCAGAAACAGTTGTGCTAGATGCAACTAATTGTTGTCTAGCGTAATTTGATGTTGTATTTGCTGTACCAGCGACAGTCATTCTGCCTTGCAAACTTGAGCTGACACTGCCAAGACCAGTCCACAAAATACGGTAATTAGAATACGCGCTAGTAAAAACACCGTTCAAAATTAAAGTATCGCACAACGTAAAAGTGACTTGTCCGTTTGTACTTGCGGTTGCTGTGCTGCTTGCACCAGTTTTAGCAACCGATGTAGGCGCAATAGACACAAGGCCGCTACTTGATGACGGCCCGACAGTAGCCCAAGCACTACCGTTGTAATACTGAACAACTGCGGTGCTTTCCAAATAACAAAGTTGCCCAGCCGCCAACACTTTGTTACTGCCGCCAAACGCCGCGTCACGCGTAACGGTTGTAGCAAATACCGGCACGCCAGTTGCCGCGCTGATATTTTGTGTGGCTGCAGTGAGGACAGTATTTGCCACAAACAGTGGTACTGAGGTTTGCGCGTTTGCTCCCATAGTTGTACTTTATCCTATGCCAGCGCGTTGGTGGTAGATAGCACACCAAACGTAATATCATCCAAAATAAAATCATTAAGAATGATGGTTGGTGATGTCCACAAGCTCATGCGGTGCCCGGTGTTCATGTCAATTACGTGGTCAATGCCTTCGACTGATAAATCCTGTGTCACGGATGTGGGCGTACCGCTGGTAAACGATTTGGTGATGGTGACGGTTTGCCCAATTTCTATAGGTGCCAACGCCGTTTTTTGGGCATCGGTCAAACTGGCAAATGTGGTTGACACGTTAGTAAAACGAGGTTTAGGTATCGGATACAGCAAGTAACTGGCCAATGTGGCAGCTTGCGCGTCGCTTGATAACAAACTGTCCGTAATCGCTTCCGTTTGCTTAAAATACTGGCTAATTGAGTCTGCATCGCTGGCGTTTTGTAGCGTGCCGCCAGACTCAATAGTGATGTTGCTGTTGTTAATAACCGATTGCTGGTCAAATTCCACAACAATGTTGTCGTACGGCGTAGCAGTATTTGTGTCGTTAAAAATGACCGTGGGTGCTGCCAATGTGGTGCCGATACGCGGCTGGGCTGTAAGCACGTTTGTGCGACTACAGAAAATACGGCCCTGTTCGGCCTGTTGAATGCGGTTTAGATAGGCATTTACGTTGGTGCCACTAGCGATGGTGTAAGCCCCTAGCGTGGCTGTTGGGCTGGCTGTGAGGGATGTGGTGCCTGTGTACGCTGCGGCTGTTAAAACGGCTGTAATGCGTGCTGACGAGGTTTGGCTAGTGGTAGCCGTAGATGGCAAACTGCCTTGTGACAGCACATAAATATCGTCGGCAGCGTGTATCTGATAATTGGTCATTCCAGCCATGTTGTATTGCTGGTTATACGTGGTCACTCGACCAGTAAACAAGTATTCGCCGTTACGGCTTAAACGGATTTGACGCAACGGGGCTAACCCTGGCTGTTCGGTCAACGTGTTGTAATACGCGCTAGATGTATTCAACGGGTCATAGGCACGGTTGGTGTTTGGCACGCTAATGCTGACCGACATTGTGCCTGGGCCAAACACGTCTAAAGGTTTGTGGCGTCCTCGACTAATACCAATGTTTTGCACTACTGACGTAATGTCCACGTAATCGGTGCCGTCGCCGTCGAGCACAGCTGTGCCGTTAAGTGTTGAGTCGTCTAAGTAAAACGCTGACGAGTCGTATCCCGTAGACAATTCCAGTAAATAGGTGCCTCCAGTTATGACGGTTGAGCCAGCCATTATCTAATCGCCAGATTAAGTGGCCCGTAAACTTGTGTGTATTGCGTAAGCGCGTCAACAACACTGCGCCCGATGTCGGCTGCAGATGAAATACCACCCGTAATGTTTATTGTTACACCGCCGCCCATGCCACCGTTATTGCCGTTTAGTGGAATAACTGCTTCTGGGCCGTTCTCGCCAATCATTGCCAATGTTGGGCCAGTAACAATGCCGCCTTCGGCTAAGTACGGAATGTTTGGCACGCTGAACCCTCGACCGCCTAGACCCGGCACCCACGATGGAAATTCAAACGATAGTTTGCCTATGGTGTTATTCCACAGTGATGCGATGCCGTTAAAAATGCCTTTGTAAATACCTAACACGGCAGTGAAATAGTTTTTGAGTACGTCAAACGCAAACTTTGTGCCGGTGACTATGCCGTCAATTACGGTGTCAACAACTTTACGCACAATGTCAAACTTAAAATACAATGCGACAAGTGCAGCAATAACAAGCCCGATGCCTAACGTGGCAAACCCAACCATTGCTAATTGCGCGGCCGTCAAACTTAATGCAAACACTGTGTTTACTAATGTGGCAATGCCGACAACCGTGTTAAATAACAGTACGGCTGCAGACACGCCACCGATAACGCCAATAATGATTAACAGCGTTTTAGTGTTTTCTTGTGCCCAACTGCCAAATTTGATAAGTACTGGTAGTGCCGCCTCGACTATTGGAATGAGTGCCGCGCCTATTGACTCTTTGGTTTCTGATACGGCAATGCCTAAACGCTTCATGCCGCCTTCGGCTGTTGCAGCTGCCGCGTCTGATGCCCCACCAAACGAACCGCCTAAAACATTCATTACGTCATCAAGCGACGCGCCATCTTTAATCATCGCTTTAATCTCTGGCGACAACGCTTGTAGACCCTTCATGTTGCCGCCATACGCTTTAGCCAATGCATCGGAAACTTCCGCCAATGATTTGTTAGACCCCGTAGCAATATCCTGCGCCAGTGTTAACGCGGATTGTGCGGTCTCAACGTCTTTAGTACCACGCACCAAACTGGCTAATGCCGGTCGCAACTCGTCATCTGCAACACCGCTAGCCAATGACATTTGTGTAATAAACTTTTCGCTAGACGCAATTTGAGCATCGCTTGCACCCGTGACATTTTGCAACGCCAACGCTAATTGCACCTGTGCGGCTTCGTCTTCCATTGCAGATTTAGTTGCATCAAACAAAGCAATGCCAATGCCACCAATTGCGGCAGCTGCAGGCAACGCCGCTTTTTTAAGAGCAAACGCCGTTTTAGCGCTAGCGCCCTCTAATTGCCCAAATTGCTTGATTGCCTTGTCGACCGCTTTACCGTCGTACTCTGCAACGATTGGTATTGACAGACCCATTAGCGCAAACCGCCTTGTATCTCTGTTTGAGTTTTTGTAATCATTGCAACCATTGCTTGCTCAATACCGCGCCTGGCTTTATACACGGCTGGCCCAATTAAACGTGTGCGACCAGCGCCAACAAAACCTAACGAGTCGCCTAAACGGTTTGCATTGCCACGCCCTGCAGTTTCAAAAATTGCGGCTGCCGGGTCTTTTTGTTCAATAAGAATTACGCCTACCGCGTTGCGTCGACTGTCAAATTTGACGCGCACACCTCTCACGGCTTTATCAACGGTAAATGGAAATAGTTGACGCCCTCGACTAGACCACTTGTATTGCATACCAGATAACGGCACCTGTGTATAAACGGCTTGTGCGGCGGTCACAGCTGGTTGAGCAATAGAAATAGCATCGCTTTTAAAATCTTTTTGCAACTGTGGGTCAATGGCACTCAACGCGTTAATAGTGTCCTTAACGCCTGCCACTTCAATTGTTGCTGATAAAGACATTGTCACCGCTTTCGTTGCTCGTTAATAACTGTAATCACTGTGAGCAAGTCGCGTGCGCCAAACTCTATTTGTTGTTCAGGCCAGAAACCTGTTGCGGCACAAACTTCGGCTAGTTGCCGTCGATAGGTGCCGCGTCCGTAGGGTTTGGGTTTGTCATGTCCGCTTCTGGCAACACTGTCATTTCCGGGTTTTCTTCAAGCCATTTCATGAAGTCATCTGGCAATTTTTCGCCCTTAACTTTGAGCAACGTGTACGCCCAAAATGACCAATCACGCCAACCAGATTGTTCTGCGTCCATTGGCTTTTTGTTAAACTTTTCTTCCCACAACGCAGTACTAAACAATGTGGTGTAAAGATATTCTGGCTCTGCATCTACGGTGCGAACCAGTTTTAATTTGATACGCATATTGCCTGCTTTCGTGTCGGGCCGTTGCCGGCGCTAATTAAGACGTTGCTACAGAGTA